AACTTTGCGGTCTATGCGTTTTGATGTGTTCCGATCGCTAAGTTATGCGCTGTGCGCAGAGGTGTTGCTTAACCCGTTGATTTCCTTGAGCTTTTTGCCCCGACGCTACCTGCTCTGCCACCCCCACCCCCAAAACTCGGGCTCGCGCGCGCCCCAATGCCCCCGCGCATATTTTATAAAATTTTGAAACAGCCATATCTACGTCCTTATCCCTTTTGCTTTTGGGCTTGGGGTGGCGCGTTTTTTAGTTGACATTGGGGGCAAAACGTGATAAGCTAGGAAACATAATGGAGGATTTTGTCAGACTCAGAGAGATCCTGACGCCGGTAGGGGTGTATGCGCTGCTATGGCAGGGGACGATTATCTACGTTGGGAAGAGTACTAACCTTTTGGCGAGGTTGTCAATGCATTATACGAAAATGCAGCGGCATTTAAAAGGTCTTCCGCCTTATGAAGGCCACCACGCCCCGCCAATAGTTTTCGACGATGTTTGGGTGAAATGGCTTCCTTGCGACAAACACGATCGGGAAGAGGTGAGGTTAATACAGAAATACCAGCCGAGATATAACGTTGCGTACAATAGGCCGAAGGTAGACCTTTCGCATATCCCCGCGTTCCAAGAGCTATTGGCAAAGGCGCGAAAGCATCCGTCGGTTATGCGCCGAACGATTAGACCCACCCCCGCGCCCGCGATCCAAGCGTATAAAAACGGAAGGGCCCGAAGGTTAGTGGTTATAAGATGAACAAGCTCCAAAAGCCTTCACCTGCTTTCGTCCGCTTTCGCGAATCGCACCACGCGGTTGCGCGATGGTTTGCGTCCGGCGCGACTATCTCGAAGGTCGCGCACGACACCGGCTACACTCGCCGAAGGCTTCACATCCTTCTTCAAGACCCAAGCTTTCAGGAGCTCATCGCCGAGTACGCAAAAACCCTCGGCGAGAAGATCGAAGAGGCCCAAGACCAGTTCGCGGACATGGCGGTAAGTAACCTCATCCGCGCGGAAGCCCAAGTCCAAGAACATCTCGACGCCGCGGAAGAAAACGACGAGCTTCTCCCCATGCGCGAACTTCTCGCGATCGTTAAAGACCGTGCTGATCGCTTCGGCTACTCCGCAAAACGTGTTATCCAACACGACCATTCCTTCGCCACGAAGCTCGATCGAGCAATCGAAGCCAGTAATAAAGCGAAAGTAATAGAGCACCAGCCGTCAACTCCAGCGTTTAATTCTCCCGTCCCTTCGCGGAACACGGTTGGTGCTCGCCTAATAGAGAGTCAGTTGGCCGCGGCACCTCCAGAGGTTAGTGCGCCAATTGCTTCTCCGGCGCGACCCACAGGTACTGGCTTCCCGAAGGTCGCGCCGTCATTCGTAAAAGTGCTGCGTAGAGAAGTCCGCGCAGCTTGAGGTAACGGAGAAGGGCCATGGCGGAGAATGGAGGGCCCATGGCGGAGAGGCTATGGCGGATCTAGTCGGTTGGCTAGCATCTGTTAGCAACGACCCATTAGCGTTCGTAATGGGCGCCTTTCCTTGGGGAGAACCCACCACTCGCCTTGAAAGGTTTAAGGGCCCCGAACCTTGGCAAGCTACCCTCCTCTCCCGCATCCGCGATGGCCTCCCACTCAATCGGGCCATTCAAGAAGCGGCTGCGTCAGGCCACGGGGTTGGGAAATCCGCCCTCGTGGCCTGGATTATCATCTGGTCCATCTCCACAAAACCCGACACTCGCGGAGTTGTAACCGCCAATACCGAAACCCAACTAAAAACCAAAACCTGGGCCGAACTCGGCAAATGGTTTCATATGTTTATCGGCCGCGAGGAATTTAAGCTCACCGCAACGGCGATCTTCCATGACAGCGAAGAACACGAACGAACCTGGCGAGTTGATATGGTCCCTTGGTCCGAGCGTAACACTGAAGCCTTTGCAGGACTACATAATCAGGGACGACGGATCATTGTTATATTCGATGAAGCTAGTGCCATTCCTGACGTTATTTGGGAAACGACTGAGGGTGCCCTTACCGACAAAGATACTCAAATCATTTGGTGTGTCTTTGGAAATCCAACTAGAAACATCGGACGATTTAAGGAATGCTTTGCAGGCGGCCTCTTCTCCGAATACTGGCACACAACCCAAGTAGACTCCCGTTCAATTTCCTTCACCGACAAGGAGCAAATCTCCCGTTGGATCAAAGCCTACGGCGAAGACTCTGACTTCTGCCGCATCCGCATCTACGGAATGTTTCCTCGTGTTGGTGAAATGGAGTTCTTTAATGCCCAAGACGTTGAAGAAGCAATGCAACGGGACGGCATCACCGGCATTCAAGACCCCTTGGCCCTCGGGGTTGACGTGGCTAGGTACGGGAAGAATTCCTCCGTTATCTTTCCTCGGAAGGGCCGTGATGCCAAGTCCTACGAGCGCTGGCGATTCCAGGGACTATCCACTACCCAACTTGCGGACAAAGTCTTTGAAGCACATCTTCATTTCCATTCTGACGGGATTATGGTTGACGGCGGTGGTGTTGGGGGTGGCGTGGTGGATAACATCCGTCAAAAGCAACTCTTCTGCTACGAAGTACAGTTCGGCTCCAAAGACGACACCCCACATATTGTCTGGGGATCACAAGGAGAACGATACGCCAATAAACGGTCGGGTATGTATGGGGCTTGCAGGGCTTGGCTTAAGACAGCAGCCCTGCCCCTTGATCCTGAATTAAAAAAGCAATTCTCCGCAATAAAGTACGTCATTAACAAACGCGACGAGATCCAACTCATGTCCAAAGAGGACATGCTTAAACTCGATCCGGACCTCGAGCTCGACGATATCGACGCACTTTGCTGCACCTTCGCAACGGCTCTCGCGCCTAGCGCCTACGCAGGTGGCGAACACCGCCCCAAGAGCAACGTCGAACACGACTACAACCCAATCGAAGTTTTCGAACAGGAAATAGGCCATGACAGGCCGCGGCCGTGGTGACCTAAAATGATGTCAGCACCTTCGCCTCCCCCGATCGTAATGCCCACCCCACCGCCGACGGCGGAAGCCCCAGCGGCGCCCACTGGCTCAAAGCCCCAAGCCAAATCTACCCAACGAACCTTTCTTTCCCAAGCCACCCTTGCGGGCAACCCAAGTAACACCGGCGGAAAGACCTTGTTAGGCGCATGAAGGTCCCAACCACTTTTAGCGACGATGACGATACCGCTCCAGCCCCTGGCATTCGCCCAAGCCCGATGCATATGCTAATGGCTCAAGCAATGGTGTCGGATCCGGAGCGATTTAAGCTCGCGATGGACACTAGCCAAATGCCCCATTCCACCAACGTCGAAGACAGACGCCCCGGCGAATGGATCACCCCAATCCTCCAACAACAACAGCAAGATCGAATTCAAGCCGCGAAAGATAGAATTCGCGGCCGCGGCAAAAAGTAATGGACAACCAATACGGTCCCGGCACCACCGTAGGCTTCCCGCACCTTGATAAAAAGGTCGCGGCGAAAGTCGCTGCTGCCACCCAACGTAAAGCACCGGATTTTTACAATGCCCCAGACGTCGCCTTTCGAAAAGCCTCTGAAGGACGCCTTATCGGTTTGCGTGTCAACCGCTACGGCTGGTGGGTTCACTGGCGGGAGCTTGCAGATTACATTCTCCCCCGACGGTATAAATGGCTTATTACACCTAACCAAATGTCACGAGGATCACCTATCAACCAGCACATTCTTGATCCAACCGGCAGCCTCGCCGCCCGTGATCTTGCAGCTGGAATGATGATGGGATGTAGTGACCCAACGAAGAAATGGTTCCGCTACAAAATCAATAACATCGACTCCTCGATGCCAGGCCCAACAGCCATTTGGCTTTCCAAATGCGAAAAGATCATCTCCTGGATCTTAGCAAAAAGTAACTTCTACGACGCAATGGCAATCTTTTATTTCGACCTTGTTGTCTTCGGCACGGCCAGCCTTCTCGTTTACGAAGACTTCGCCGAAGTCATTAACTGCATCAACCCCTGTCTCGGCGAATACTACGTCGATGTCGACGGTAACTATCGCCCTTATATCTTCGCCCGCGAGTTCACCTTCACCGTCGAAGAAGCCGCCAATATGTTTGGGGTTGAAAACCTATCTCCATCTACGGCCGCCCTCTGGGCCCAGGGCGGAACGTCCCTCACCCGAGAACTTGTCGTGGCTCATTTCGTCGAGCCCAACAAAGATGGGAGGAAGTATGGAATCGATAGCAGGTTCGCCTACCGTGAGTGTTATTGGGAATGGGGTGGGAGTGCTAGTCCGCAGGGAGGGTCCTCCTACTCCCCAGGACTTCTCCGCAAGCGAGGCTTTTATGAGTCTCCGGTCATTGTTGGAAGATGGGATCTCGTGTCAAATGACGCCTACGGTCGATCGCCAGGGATGGATGCTCTTCCCGATATCAAACAGCTGCAACTAGAAACCAAAAGGCTTTCCCAAGGCATCGACAAAATGGTCAACCCACCTATGGTGGGTGATGTCCAACTCAAAAACCAACCCGCGTCCCTTCTCCCCGGCGGCATTACCTACGTCACCGGCGTGGTGGCCCACGGCCGCCCTGGCTTTGCCCCAGCCTATCTCGTCAATCCCCAAGTCCGAGAAATGATGGAGCAATTGGCCCAAGTCCAAGAACGCATTCGTCAAACCTTCTACAAAAACCTTTTCCAAACGATTTCGCAGTTCACCACGAGAAGCAATGTCACCGCAACCGAGATTGATGCTCGAAGGGCCGAGGCCATGCTTATGCTCGGGCCCGTGCTTGAGCGTCTTAATCATGAAGTTTTTGCTAAAGTGCATGACCGCGTCTTCGGCATCGCGTCTAGAGCCGATTTACTGCCGCAAGCACCTGCTGAGATTCGAGGCGCCAACATCTCGGTTGAGTTTACGTCAATGATCGAGCTCGCCCAAATGGCGAACAAAGCCAACTCGATCCAAGAGCTAATGACCCTCGCGTCGCAATTCGCGGCGGTGGATCCCCAAATGATCGACAACGTCGATATGGATAAAGCCTTCGACAAAGTCGCAAATTTAAAGGTTGGCGAGCCAGAGTTAATCCGTTCCCCCGCGCAGCTTAAGCAAATCCGCGATGCCCGAGCCCAACAGCAAGCCCAAGCGCAACAAGCCCAGCAAGCCGAGAATGCCAGCAAGCTCGCTGCGGGTGCCAAAAATCTTAGCCAAACCCCCATGCCAGGAGGGGGTTCAGCCTTAGGAGCCCTAGTTGGTGGAGGAGGTTTAGGTGGCGGATAACAAAACCCATGCCGCGATGCGCGGCCATCTTGCGAAAGCAAAAGCGGCCCACGCCCAAGTCGGTCAATCCCTCCAACAGCTTGAGCAAATGCTTCAAGCAATGCAAGGGGCTAAGCAGCAACCCCAAGCGCAACCCCAAGGCCCAAGCACTGGCTTCGCCAATGGCCAAAGCCCGTTGGGTGGAATGGCTAGGTAATGCCCAATGACCACTTCAAAGACGAAGAGCGAGCCGAACGCAAACTCGCGAAGCAAGCCGAACGCCTTGAAGCAACTTCTGCTCTCTTCCTGCGCACCTCGATGGCGACTGTCGAGGGCCGTGCGTACTTCCTTCGATGGCTCGAACGATGCCACATATTCCAAAACCCCTATACCGGAGATGCACTCAGCACCTCCTACGCTTGCGGAGAAATGAGCATTGGGCAGCAAATCCTTGGTGATATCATGGCCTACTGCCCTGACCAATATATCCTTATGATGAGGGAGCGAGAAGATGGCCGAAGAAGCACCAGTAACGACCGACGTAGCGGGAGTCAATCGAACGGGGACGGGCGAGATTACGACGGAACCAGCGACCCCAGCGACGACCCCGACGGCGGAGACACCCCCGAAGCCAGCTGAACCGCCAAAAGCCGACGGCGAAAAGTCGTTACTTAACGCTGATGGAAAACCTCCCGCGCCTACCGGCGCCCCGGAAAAGTATGGGGAATATAAAGTCGCCGAAGGCTTTGTCCTCGATCCCGAAATCAAAATCGAAGCCGACAAACTCTTCAAATCTATGAACCTCTCGCAAGATCAAGCGCAAGAACTCGTCAACTTCCATGTCGCCAAAACCAAGGAAGCGTTTGATGCACCATTCAACGCCTTCCAGGAACAGCGCAAGGAATGGCGTGAAGCGGCTGAGTCGAACCCCGAACTCCGCGGTAAACTCAACCCTGGTGGTGAAGTCCTAACCACCATCGCAAGAGCATTGGATGGTCTAGGCGATCCAAAACTGGCCTCGGACTTTCGCGAAGCTATGGATCACACAGGTGCAGGAGACAACCCCGCGTTTATCCTCACCTTCTATCGCATGGCCCAACGTCTGACCGAAGGTTCCCATGTTACAGGAAGAGGCCCTGCCGTCTCCGGCCAACAGCGCCCAGGACAAGCCGCCCGTTCCGTAGCGCAAGAGCTCTGGCCTAATCTTCCATCAACAGCCAATAGAGGATAGCTATGGCAACCTTAGGCGCAACGGCACTTACATATGCCGATTGGGCCAAGAGAATGGATGATGGCTACCGAGTAGCCCGCATCATCGAGCTCTTGTCCCAAACCAACGAGATCCTCGAGGACATGCTTGTCGTCGAAGGCAATCTCCCAACCGGCCACAAAACCACCGTCCGCACCGGCCTTCCGCAAGCCACTTGGCGCTTGCTGAACCAAGGTGTCCCGAACGCCAAATCGACGACCGCACAGATCGTCGATACCTGCGGCAATCTGGAAACCTACGCGGTCATCGACAAAGATATCGCGGATCTCAACGGCAACACCGCCGAGTTCCGCTTATCGGAGGTGAAGGCCTTCCTCGAGGGAATGTCGCAACAGGTCGCCGCAACGCTTATTTACGGCAACCAGTTCGTCAACCCCGAGCGGTTCACCGGCCTCGCTCCACGCTTCTCGACCTCGAACAGCGCCAACTCCCAAACAGCCGTCAACGTTCTCTCTGGCGGTGGTGCCCTTTCTACCAACACCTCAATGTGGATCCACGTTTGGGGAGACGACACGGCCCATGCCACTTTCCCAAAAGGGAAAATCACCGGCCTCCAACATCGGGATATGGGCGAATGGCCGGTCCTCGACGCGTCGGGCAACACCTACCAGGCCTACCGCGACCACTTCAAATGGGAGATCGGCTATGTCCTTCGCGACTGGCGTTACGTTGTCCGTATCGCGAATATTGACGTCACTCAGCTTACCGGTGTTAGTGCAGCGAATCTCATCAACCTCATCGTTAGGGGGTTGTACCGCCTTCCAACTGCACCTGTTAGCGCCACTGTCGTCCAGACTTCCGATACTCCTGAAGTCCGAGCCAACATGGGCCGGACGGTCATCTACTGCAACCGTATCGTCCGCACTTACCTCGACCTCCAAGCGATGAACAAAACCAACGTCTTGCTTCGCATTGAAGAGTTCAATGGTATCCCAATCACGACCTTTAGGGGCATCCCCGTTCGTACTTGTGACGCCATTCTCAACAACGAAGTAACCATCTGAGGTGCAACCATGATCCTCGACGCCTTCCTCTTGTTCACTGGTGCCACAACCGGCATCGGCAACAGCGATGGACGAACTGACAAGCCGACAACCGGCACTCAGTCTTCATCTAATATCTTGGATTTGGCGCAAGGCCAAACCAACCTCACCGGCGGCCTTCCGCTTTCGCAATCCACCCCGTTCGCGGCTCCTGGTCGCGATCTGGGTATTGGCGACGATCCGGCCCTTAAGCTCCTTGTCCAAGTCCAAACCGCCTTCTCTGGCGGCACCAACATGCAAGTAGCTTTCGCGGGCGCGCCCGATAACGGCTTTGGCCTTCCTGGCTCTTATACCGTCTACGTCACCGGGCCAGTAATCACCGAAGCTAACATGATCGTCGGCACCCGCCTGCTGGATATTGACTGGCCGCGACAAGCCCCAGGAACCGTTCCTCCAAGGTTTGTCGAACTCCAGTTCATCTCCTCAGGCACCCACACTGCTGGCCTCGTTCTCGGCACAGCGGTCCTGGATCGCTTCGATCAACCCTACGACTCCAATGCCGTGGTAGGCGCTTACCTTCCCGGCATTGTGATTGCGAACTAATGCGTAAGTACGTATACGGTCTTGCTGCTGGGGTAGCGATTGCTGCCCTGGCTGCAAGCTGGCTTTGGGCCCAGCCAGTAACCCAAGTCGCACTCGTCGGCACTGAATGTTGGAACGCGGGGCAAGGTCCTGGCGGGCCTTCCGTCGGCGCCTTGTGCTCCAACGCCACCGCTGGTCGCGCACCAGACGTAGCCCTTACCATCTCTGGTAGCTTTACGGTCGGCGCCACAGGCACCACAGGCGTCTCTGTAACCACCAACCCACTTCAGTCTGGTGGCTTCCTCCTCGTCACAGCCCAACCCACTGCCGCAACCGTCACCCACCCACCCAACCCAGTGTCTGATGGTGCGGTCGTCGCTTACTGCAACGTATCGAACGGCAACTTCGCCACGGCTGTAGTGGCCTTTGCCGCCAACGCCAACCAAACCGTCGCCACCGGCGTAACGGCGATGACAGCGCAAGCTGCTAGAACTTGCACAAAGGTTATGTTTAATCTAGCTGCCGCAACATGGTATCAAATCCAATGAAACGTCTCCTTCTCACGCTGGCCCTCGCCTTATGGGCTGGGCCAGCCCTTTCTCAAGGCGCCCCAATCGGCCCGCCCAACTGGTTTACCTGCGCCTCAACTGCACAAATCACCGGCACCGCGGGCACAACCGCCCAGATCGTTGCGCTGGCCACAAGCCCCGTCGGTCCTGGCGGTGTTCAACCCCGCATCTACGTCTGCGGCTGGACCTTCACCAACACCGCTGCCTCAGGCACAGTCCAACTCTCTTACGGAACCGGCTCTAACTGCGGCACCGGCAACGTTGTCCTGACCCCTGCGCTATCTGTAGGCGCAACCCAAGTCTCAATCTACACCAACGTCCCGTCAGTCCAAACTGCACCCGGTAACGCTTTATGCGTCAACACCAGCGTTGCCACGATCACCGGCCTTCTCTGGTTTACGCAATTCTAATGTTAGTAGCAATTATAATCCCCTCCGTTGCCACCGCGCCGATGAAGTTCGCGATCGCGCTCGCGGCAATGGTTGGCTCGTCACGAGTACCTATCTCCCTAATCAACGTCCAAAACGCCTACGTCGATCTCGCTCGCAACCTCGGGGTCCGCAAAGCCCTAACCCAAAACGCCGATTACGTCCTCTTTTGCGACAGCGACATGTCGTTCCCTCCCGACGCACTCCATCGTCTCCTCGCGGCCGACAAAGATATCATCGGCGCTAACTACATCCGCCGAGCCCAACCCCATACCTCTCTCGCCAAACCAATGGGGAACGAAAGCGCCGAAGTCGCTGGGATCGTCGAAGTCGA